GGGTCGTCGGTGCCACGCCGTGAGCAATGTTAAAGCCGGCGCCGTTGGTGGCTTCCGAGGCGATGGTGCTGACCTTACCGTTGGCGTCGATGGTGACGAAGGTCGTGTCCGAAGCCTGATCGTGCAGTGTCAGGATGTTGCCCGTGCCAGTCTGTTCGATAAAGAGGGCCGCACCAGTCGAGCTGCTGATCGAGACGTTGCCCGTGAAGGAGGGGCTTGCGAGGTTGGCTTTGCCAGTGATGTCAGCCGCGACTAGGAACGAAGACGGGTTACCGACTAAAGGATAATAGGTCGCCGCCGCCGTGGTCGCCGCAAGCTTCAGGTCGAGGGCCGACTGCAAATCTGTCTGCGAGCTGAGAGTGCCGGTGATGGCTCCCCATGCTATGGAGGTGTCAGGGGTGACGCCGCCAACGTTGACCACCCAAGCCGCGTAAGTTCCCGACCCGGTGTGGTGATTGATGTCAACGGTCAGGACGCCAGTGCCTGAGTTATAGGTGAGCACCTCGCCATGCATATGGTTGGAGGCGTCATAGGAAATCGTGATGTTCTGAGTCGGCGTGTACGACAGGCTAGTGCCAATCGTGAAGGTCTTGTTGCCGTTGCCGATTGTGTTGCTCGTCGTCGAAGTCGTCAGGTAGCGGTCGCCAGGGATAAGGGTAGCCCAGGAGGAGTCGTAGTTCGTTCCCGAGTTCTTAGTGAGCACCTGCCCGGTAGTACCCGCGGTAGGCTGGCCGGCGGCGATGGGGGCGTAAGTCGACGCGGCGGTGGCGCTGAGGAGGTAAGGGCTGAGAGCCGTCGTGACATCACCGGCAGTCTGGAAACCGCTGGGGTTGGTCTGAAGGTAGTAGGTAGACGCGGCGGTGGCAGTTGTCAGGTAAGACGACATTCCCGCAAGGGTCTGGTAGGTGCTGGCCGCCGTCGCCGAGGTCAGATAGGCCGACAGGTCAACGGAGAGGACACCCGACGTAACCGCCAGCGGGGACGTGACGCTGGTGATGTAGTCAGCGGGAAGGGTCAACCAGCCAGTGTCGTAGGACACGCCCGAGAGTTTCTTGAGTACCTGCCCGGTCGTACCGCCAGAGGGTACGCCTACGCCAGGAGCACCCACGCCGACGGTAAGGACGGCAGGGGCGGTTGACCCGGTGGTCGTCTCGACTGCTCCAGGGATGGTGATCGTGAGGGCCATGAAATTAGACGGTGACCTGGCCGATGATGTCTAGGCGCATGGTGTCCGAGTAGAAGATGGTCGTGCCTTGAGTAAACTTGATATCCCAGCGGGCCGTGCCAATGGCCCAGTCAGCGGTCGAGCCCACGTAGTCCGCGGTGAACGACAGGAAGTTGCCGGCGACCACCACGGTCAGGTCGTACTCATTGCGATCCGCGTCGACGATGGTCGAGGTGACGGTCACGCCGCTCAAGGTCTGGATGGCCGGAGGGGCTTCAGGCGTAAAGACGGTTGTGGAACCGAAGTTCGTGCCGCGCTTAAAGGTGACGGTGTTGCAGCTCATCGGGTCTTAAACTTGCCCCGATTGGAAGGGGGGGGGTCAGAAGGCCGTAAAGGTATCAATGTCGGTCACCGAGGTAATCACGTTGTAGCCGATGCTCTGGCCGAACCAAGGGGTAGTGGCCGGGTTATTCTCAAAAGCGTCTGCCGTGGTCGCAAACGTGCCAGCACTGTAGGTCACCGTCAGGCCGACCAAAGACCCGGTGATGTCGCCCTGGTCTAAGTTATTGCCCGCGCTGGTATAGACCGGGTTTGTCGTGTCGTTAATTGTCGCGTCATAAGCCCCGACACTGAAGAAGGAATCGTAAGGCGAAACGCCGCCACCGTTTTGGAAGCCTAGGATTGGCCCAGAATATTCAGTGTGCGGGTTGCTACTGCTGTCCGTCCAGGATGATGTCGAAGGCCATGCGCTGACGCGTAGGAATAACCCATCGTCGGGGTGAAAGCCTGAGTCTACGTTCAGATTGTGAGGCTGTGGGCTTAAGTTAGCATCGGTCACAAACTCGGTATAATCCCCGATTATCGGACAACGCAGCTTGGCCCAAGTCGAGTACAAGCCCGTCGTGTCTTGGCCGATAACTTCGCCCATTAGATTCGGGCGTAGTAATAGCGCGCCGTGATGCCAGCCAACTTGATGCGATCCGCCCAGAGCGAGCCGGTGACGTTCTGGCTGACAGTGAAAGTAGTCGGGGCCGAGATGCTGTCGACGGTGATGGTGCCGATGACGAGGAAGCCCCAGACGTCCGTGTCGGGGGATACTGGCGCCACGTTGCCGCCGATGATTACCGGGTACTGGTTGCTGGTGATAAGGGGGTCCGGGTATTGGTAGGGTGAAACCGTGTCGGGCCCTGCCCGCAGGGTGATGTAGGACGTCTTCGTCGTTGCGTCATAGTTAGCAGCGACAAGTTCCGCAGTGGGTGGGTCGGCGATACCTGCCGTTATGCGATCTAGTTTGACCTCGGTGCTGGTGATATAGTCGTCGATGATTGGCACCAGGTTGTTAATGCTGCCAGATTGCACCTGATAGATGACATTGCCGCCCGCGTTGATGCTGACGTTGATGATTTTAAAGGGGTGGCCGTTTAGCGCCGAGCTCGAGGATGGGAACTGTTCCGACGTGTCGATGCTGAACCCCATCGAGGATGAGTCGAAGACGTGACCGACTCCAGGTTGGATTTTCATTAGGACGGGGCGTAGACGGTGGGCTCGAAGCCTTCTTCGTTGTAGCGAACTTCGTAGATTACTTTATATAACAGGCCAAAGTCCTCGACGTTGACCTGGGCAAGAAGCAGCTGATCGTTGCCAAACCAGCCAGCGGTGAAGACAACGCCCATGTAGGCCGGCAGAAGTTCGATAGAGGCAAACTCGTTGGTGCCGCTTGTTTTGCCTACTGCCGCAAGTAGAGACTGCACGTCGGCATCAACACTCGTGTAGAAGTGGCCGCTAAAAGAAGTCTGCGGTGCCAAGTAGCTAGTGCGACCGTAAAGGGTGCTATACTCTGGGTTTTTAAAACCTAAGAACTTCCCGCCAGTGACCCTTTCAAACCTAGCGCCGTTTTCGCCCTGATATTCGATTACTCCGGCAACATCGTTCTGCGTTGAGTAAGCCGGAGTTGCCAGCGTCCCAGTGCCCACGCCAGCGATGACGCTGGCAAAGCCCGTTTGAAGTTCAAAGAAGTTCTTATGGCTGGTGATGTGGGCAGTCGTCAAACCTTGAGAGGTGCCGACCTGCGGGTTGGTCCGCGTTGCGGTATTTACCGTAGGGTCGATGCCGACGTAGTCGACGGTGATGGTCGCAAGCCCCAGGGAGTCGTAGGTGATGGCGTACTTGTGAGAGTCGCAGAAGGTGGCGCCAACCAGCGGGCAGGTCGAGCCGCGGTTAGTTACTGATGCAAGTGAAGCGGCCTCGTCAGCCTTCCAGACGACTGTGGCCGTGACTAGGCCGTAGCCGTCGCCGGAGAACTTGCCTCCGGGCTGTTGTAGCGGGACGGTGAGAGCGTCACCTTGTTCGATGCGTGCCATAGTTATTTAGAGTCTTTGGTAAAGTCTTTAGGGACGCCGCCTTCGGGGCTGGCGATCTGTTGCAGCAGGGCGGTCTGCTTCTGGGCTTCTTCAAGCTGCGCGTTCATCGCCTCCATGACCGGGTTGGGTCCGACGCCGACGACGTTGGAGAAGCCTTCGGGGCCTTTGAAGTTGGTGGCCTCTTTCTTGTCTACGGGAAGCGGGTTTTTCTTGGCGTCTTCCGCAATAAGTTTTTGCACCCTGTCTTGCATGGCTTTGTCTTCAGAGGCATCCCCAGGGCCAATCTTGTTTGTGCCAAGTTTACGCTGTTGTTCAGCAAATTCAAATAGCATGGTTCGTCCTCGGGGATCAGTCTGAAGAAAACTTTTTGTGACGTCTTCTCGCGTAGTCTTCGCTTGTTCGACTGTTTCTTTGGCCTTCTTTTCGTTGTTACGTTTGTTGGCGTAGTACTTGTCCTCCGCAGACATCAGTGCGTTGGTACCGTCAATAGCAGCCTGATTGGCTTCCTCATGCTTCTTGCGGTTGTCGTCGATTAGTTTGCCGATGTAATTCATGGCAACGCCAAGCAAAGCCAAGGGGCCGAGAAACGAAAGGAACACGTCCTTAAAGGCCATGCTGAACTTCTTCTGAATGTCCTCGACCTGCTTGCCAAAGGATACGGTCGCACCCTTCGCCCGGTCCATCGCCTGCGGGACGTCGGAGGTGGTCTTGATATTGACTGTCAGGTCTTGGGACATCGTCAGGGGGTTTCCTTTGCAGGATTGGAAGCGGCCTCCTTGGCTTCCTCTTCGGCCATGAAGGCTTCCTCCTCGGGCGACATGATCGCCACGTCCGCACCCTTGGAGATAGCCAGGGCAGAGTTCAGCCAGATGGCCTGACACTCCGGCATCTCCCACGCGCGCTTCTCTTCGATGCCGTTTGTGATAAGGTTGGCCACGATAGCCAGGGGCCAGGGGACGCCCTTGCTCCCTCCGCTGGACTTCTTCGTTTGCTCCCAGAACTTAGGCCAGTCCTGGACCAGGATGTAGCCGGCGAAGGCTTCCAGCAGGCGCTCGAACTTGGCAGGGTTTCGGGACAGGTGCATCATCCGCAGCTGATCGCGCCAGCCAATCTCGCCCAGGGGTTCCTCGGCACATACCTGACAGGCGAAGATAAGGTCGGCAGGGGTGACGCCGCGGGAGCCTGTCACCAGCGGGGAATCGAAGGCCATCAGGCGCACCCGGTACTTTAGACACCACGGGTAAAGCGAACGACCCAGCAGCCGAAAAGGTGCCGGGTCGATGAAGGCAGCGAGGAACCGTTTGTCCATGCCGCCTAGTGTAGCCCACTTAGGGCTAAGTCAATTAGGCAGGCGTAATGCCTTCGTAATCGATGGCCGTCACGGTGACTGCGGTGAAGCCCTTGTTGGAGCCCTTCTCGTCAATCTTAGTGACAGTGCCAGCAAAGGAAACCGAGGCCGAGCCAGACGGGTAAGCCGTCTGGGCGTTAAGCGTGAAGCTGAGAGCCACGCCGAGGACCGGCATCGTGGATGTCTTGCAGATGCCTTCGATGGTAATCTCGGACTTGCGATCGTCGAGGCGGTGGGTCTTGGTCAGGCCAGTCTCGTCGACCACCGTGGCCTCGGCGTTGAACGAGGAGGACAGGCTGTAGGACTGCACGAAAAGGTTGGTGACAGTTCCTGCGACACCGTAAAGGCAGGTCGTTCCGTTAGAGATGGCGGCCATTTGTATTTGCTTGGTTTGGTAACCTTACGCGGGGAAGACGGCCAGCAGGTCGTAGGTGAACGAAGTCGCCCAGGAGCGTTCGTCGATGCCCTCGTCCTCGGAGCCGATGGTAACGTCATAGCAGGACGCGTCGCCCGTAGCCGTGAAGGCCGCCTTGATGGAGACGAGGTCACGCATATTGCCGGAGAGCGCAGCGCAGCGGAGGCGGTGATCGGCGAGGGTCGTGTCGTCGGCGTTCGAGAACAGGGTGATGCGGACCGAGCAGCTGAAGTTGCCCTCGCCCTCGGGGAGGTCGCCCGGTGCCTGGGCAGACTCGCAGAGGACCACGGCCTTGGGTAAGGTCTGGGTGGCCGCGTTGTCGCCCGTGAGGAACGTGACGGTGGTCAGCCCGGTCTGGGTCGAGAGGTAGGTCGCGAGAGTAGACTCGACGATGTGACGGATGGAGGCGGTGCCCATGGTTATGATTTGTTGTTAAACTTGTTGATGTCGTGCTGGAGCAAGAAGCGTAGGCGCTTGGGCATCTGCTTGACGCGGTTGCCGTAGACTAGGCCAAGGACACCAGCCTGATCGGCGATGCCGTTGATGTTGCCCAGCGTGTTAGTGATTGAGACGTCCGCACTCTTGTCGGTAAAGGAGGAAGTGTTATTGCCAGAGACAGACCTGTGGCGCGTAATCCATACGGCCTTGAGCAGGTCGACGCCGAAGTCTTTGGGGACGCCGTTGATGACGGGCTTCGGCAGCGATCGGAGAGCTGCGGCCCAGCCCGACTTGATGGCGCCGACGCTCTCTTGTCGCTGGGCAACGTAGGTTTGAATGTCGCCCTTGTTCTCGGCAACGTACTTGGACATCCAGTCAATGCCGCTGACGTTGCGGCCATTCTTCCACAGGCGTCCGCCAGTGCGGTTATACACGGGCTTGAACTTGCCGTTAATTTCGCCGGGGCTTTGAAGGTAAGACTGGGTGGTCATTTCATTGGCTACCTTTGTGCCAATCCTGTTGAAGTAGTTGCGGAGCTTCTTAAAGCCCCAGACGGTGCCGAAACCGTTGTAACGGTCGGACAGTACCTTAGCCAGGAACGGGTTGCCGTTAAGGACGCTTGAGCCCTTGGCGGCCACCTTCCAGAACAGGGACGCGTTATCGCTGAGGGACAGGGAGCCTAGGCGCTTGATGAGCCGGGCCTGTTGGGTCTTCTTGGTTCCGCCTGTCAGAGAGGTAACGACCTTGCCGACATCGCGGTCAATGGCCCGCTCGCCAGCCTTCTTAGCTGAGGGCTCCAAGCCCTTGCCTCCGCCCTTAGCCAGGGGAGGGGTGAAAGCGGCGGCATCGCGGCAAGCCATGGCGGCCTGCTCAAGGGTGGCGTCGCGCATGGTCTGCTTTGAGCGGGCGGCAAACTTCTGGATGGCCTTGATAAAGTCCTCTAGGGACTTCGGCTCGATGCGCGCCTTCACCACGGCGGGTTACTGGTTATCGTCGATGACGACGAGCGTGATCCATGCCGACGCAGGCTTGTAAGTCTGGGTCGTGATGCGGACGGTCTTCCCGCCGGCGACAATCTTCTTCCCCTGGCCTAGGCTGGCGATGGGGACACCCGATGACAGTAGGGCCGCCGATGACCCATTAGACCCGTCTGGCAGCGTCCAGGCGGCCGTTACGGCGGGCATCCTGACCGAGTACTGGGTCCGCTCCATATACCCCCCTGCTTCGAGGACGGTCATGACGGCGGGGTCAGAGATGAGGCACTGAAAGGTGATGGCTCCAGAGTTGGCCGACCCGGCCACGCCGAAGTCCGCGATCATCTCTTTAGCGTCAGCGAGGAAGTCAGCGTAGAGGGTCATCCTATTAATGCCGACTTTGGCAACGGGGCACAAAAAAAGGGCCCATTTCTGAGCCCCTTAAGTTCGTTGCCTTGGCCGCTATTAGGCGGTCTTGAGGCGGACGAGGGAGGTCGAGCGACCGACAGCAGCACCGAACATCAGGGTAGCCGTGACGTTCAGGTAGCCGGACTGTTCCATGCCGACGAGCACCTGAACACCGAGACCCGTGCCGGCGTCCGTGGCGTTCGAGACTTCGAAGCCAGGGATGTCCGAGGAGTCAGGGAGAGCCGAGGCGAAGGCGATGGCGTCAGGACCAGCAACCCAACCAGCCAAGTTTTCAGCGTTGGCAGCGAGGTTTGCGAACTGGTAGATGCGGGCACCGGCGATGATACCGAGGTCGCCATCACGGATGATGTTAGCGCCGAGGACGTTGTTGCCAACGATCGTGGTATCCTTGCGGAGGTCGGAGATGTAGGTGCTGTTGA